ACAATTTCGTGCCAATGACGGTAAACGCCCGTCCCATTTGGGAAAAGACCCCCCGACAGGGAGCGCCTTCGGTGGCATTTTGGGCAAATAACGTGAGTCCAGGCGTCGGATAGAGGACTAGGCGCGGCTGTCCTCCCACTTCGAGCCGTTCTGGATACATATTCATGCACTGTTCCGGTCGTGCCAAGAGGCTTTGCGACTCGTATGACGGACCACAGAAGCCGGGATACGACGGCATTAGAACAATCCTCCTCGAAACTGACTGTTCGTCATCGTCCGGCTTCGTCGCGTCAGTGACGGATCAATCGGCACCTCGCGTATCCGCACATTGGCACGCTTAATGCGTAGCATCGCACTCGATGCTTGGTTGCGGAGGTCCGGCGAGACAGGTATCCCATAAAAGGGAGCCAATTCGACGGCCAGATTGCTCCGAATGGCCCGTTCGTATCCCGGCGGAAACGTATAGGCCGTTGAGAGATCAGCAAACTCCGTAAGCGGGGTCGGCAGATACAGCACAAGCTGTGTCGTCCCGACATTTGGCACCGGCCAGACATGAATGTTGCCCAATCCCGATGCCCACTCATGGTCAAACCAGATGCCCTGAATCAGACCAGACTGAAGCGTCTTTTGCGAGATTCCCGCATACTCCTCATCCGTAAAGAGTTGTCTCGGTGCTTCCACTGGCGTGCTTGATCCCGTATCCAGAATCAACCCGACGTCCTGTATCCAGATCGGACGGGCGACATCGATAGTCCCTCCGCTGCCAATCGTATAACTCGACGTCCCACTCGCCAGCGTATGGGTCTGGCGCTTCACCGTATAAATGGTGTTGCGCTGAATCCCTAACTGGTCGATCCACTCATTGAGGACATTTAAGGCAAGTGCAGCATCCTCACTGGAGATGGTATCAATCGCTCCGGCGACCCCGATAGACTGGAGGGCGCGAGTGGCGAAGTCGTTCGCACTAGGCATTAGTGTGCGCCTCCGGTACTCGCCGCGAGAAATGTCGCGTTCGCACTCCCTGATGTATACGCGCTCACCCTTGCCTGTACCAGTCGATACCCTGCGACATTCGCCCTCCACGCACCGGCTGCCGTCGCAGAGGACGCTGCCGTCGCACTATTCGACGGGAGCATATTCAGCGCCACAAAAGTTTCCCCATCGACCGACGCTTCAAATTGTACCGTCAGGGTAAACGTGCCAGACAGTTGAAATCCCACCGCCCCTAAGCCTCGGACGTCAAACGTCAGGACTTCGCCATCGGCGTCAAAGATGCGTTCGGCAATCGGCGCAGCCAGACTCATGATCCACCTTGCAGGATCGACTTCACCCGGTCTTTCACGGCTCCGCCAAACTCTTCTTCGGTTAGACCAAGCTGAGAGGCCACTTCCGCGATAAGCGCCCGAACCGCGACATTGCTATCTATCCGGTCAATCGCCGCCTGTTCCTGCTCGATGCCCTGTGCGTGATAGTCCGTAGCCCATTGCGCCAATTTACTGGCCGATGGCTGTCGTCCGGGGCCTTCCCAAAGGACAATTTTCTCGTCGTCGCCGGAGCCACGAATCACCACCCGCGCTGTCGGTTCTTTCCACCGTATGATTTCTGATAAATGATGACTCATATTAAACATCCACTTCTAGAAGGACCATCGTTGACGTGCTGGAGTTCAGACCCACATATACAGTACCGTTATTTCCCTGCGACATCATCTGAGTTTTGTAGACAATCTCGCTGTCTGTTTGGGGATCATCAAGCACCGACCAACTCGAACTGCCTGTGTAAATCGTACCGCTATCCGCCGTGTAACCCTGAGAGCTTTCAGTCGCTATCGACGTCGAATCGCGCAAGAGTTTCGTATGTAGACGAGTATTGTTAGTTACCTTGCCGCAACCATTATGAGACACCAGCACCAAGATTTTATTATCGTCGTCTGAAGGGGTAATCGAAGCCGTCAAAGCTGTATCAATAAACGTGTTAGTCGTTGATGCTGTTTGTGTGGTACTCGACCCATAGACCACTTGCAAAATCTTGCCACCGCCACCGGAAGGAGCCGCCCACCCAATATCATTGGCATCCGCCATCGTCAGGACATTGCCGGAACTGCCTTTGGCGAGTCGTGCGCCGGTCACAGTTCCACTGGTCCCGACCAGTAAATCTCCGCGTGTCGTCAGCGGTGAAATATCCGCAAACGTCGCGGCTGCCGTCGCGCTCGTAATCGCCCCCGTTCCAGCCCCCTTCAGATAGTTGCCAGAGGTATGGGTCGCCGCGCCGGTCCCGCCACGGGCCACCGCAAGGGTGCCAGCGGTCATATTATCGACGTCGAGATAGTAGGAACCGTCCTCCCCGTCAAGAGTCTCGGCATCGCCGCCACTCGATCCAATGCGCCCGGAAGCGGAGGAGGCTAAGAACGTCACATCAGCACTACCAGAGGTATAGGCGCTCACTCGCGCCCGCATGAGCTTGAAACCCGCGACATTCGCAGACCACGCACCTGCCGCCGTCGCATTGGTCGCCGCAGACGTGCTGTTACTCGGCAACATCCGCAAGGATACCCATGTTTGTCCGTCTACCGTGGCTTCAAATTGGACGGTGAGAGTGAATGTGCCGCTTAATTGGAGGGCCACACCGCCCAATCCACGCACATCAAGGAGTAAAAGTTCGCCATTCGCATCAAAAATGCGAGAAGCAAGCGGGGCAGCAACCATTGTTAGCCCTTCTGACGCGCTTTGCGTCGTGGTTTAGCGTTCGTTTTGGGTTTTGCTGGAGCTTTCGAGACAACACTCCAGACCGTAGGCGAATCGGCCCACTCCGACCCTAATGCGCGATCTTCCTGCTCAGAATGGACCATCCGTGTCGCGCCGTCACGGTGATACCTTACGCCCGGATATGATTGATGTATGTACGGAATTGCAGCAGCCACGATGAATCCTTTCCCTGCCATACCTGTGCCAGTATCATGCCGCCTAGCACACTGATTGCCACCATCGGCAAATACATCTGGTGTTCACTGAAAAAATTGTATTGCGGCACCACCAATCGTGGAAAGACCGAGAGCAATATCCAGCCTCCAGCCCATGTCCATACTGGTGCCTGCTTCCACATCTTGACCATGACAAGAACCGACAGAAAGATCAACCATCCTCCGACAAAGCGCCACAATAAACTCAAGGTTGCCATGTCGTGGTCCACGGTGAACCCAAACGGCCAGACTGCCAGTGCGAATAAGCGAGAGAACGCCCCCACTTGGGTGCCGACAAATTCCGCCCACGATAAGGACGATCCCCCTGCATGAACCGGCAACGTCATCCACGCCAGAAATGTCGGCCATTGCACCAAGCAGAGCAGCGCGACCACGCCCGCCCCATACGCCATGAGCTTGAGATGCTGTCGATAGATGAGACAGGTCCAGAGCATCAAGGCTGCCACCACCACCCCGATTTCCTTCGTCCAGCCTGCCAGAAGCATGGCTACGGCGGTGATCAGCAAGCCCCGTTGTCCATTCCGAAGCCCCCACAGGGCCACTAAAGCACAGAACGTCAGCAGTAAATCCCCTCGCGCGGCCACATAACTCACCGCTTCGGTCTGAAGCGGGTGAATCGCAAACATCCCGGAGGCAAAGATGGACCCCAAGCGCCCCACGAACGGGATAGCAATAATCGCCACCAGCACACTGTTCACTAAATGAACACCGACATTCAGGACATGAAACCACGTCGGACTCACCGGCCAGCCAAACGATGCCGGAAGTTCCGCCTGTAGTTGAAAGCTGAAATTGGTAAAGGCGCGACTCGGCCATGTCCACAGAATTTCCTGATTGACTGATCCGAGCCAGCGCACATCTTCGTAGACGAATGGCGCAGCCTTCAATGGCAAATACAGACAGAAGGCCAAGGTCACAAACAAGGCTACTGAGAGGCGATAATCTTCTGTCTGGTAATCCATGCGTGCGCCGCAATCGTTTCCTGTAACTTGTATAAGTGCATCACCGGGGTCAACCGTGCTAATGCCCGGTCGTATTCTCCATGCTGCGCTTCGAGCAATGCCAGATTGGTTTGCGCGACCGAAATCCCACTAGCGCGTTCATTATCTGAACGATGAGGATGTTGCGCCAAACG